TCAAAAGATGGGGCTTTGTCTAAGACAGCTTTAAGCTATGTCCAAGATTGGTACAAAGAGCAAATTTACGGAGTTAAAAAGAACATAGATAGTAAATACCTTAGAAAAGGAATATCTGTAGAGGATAACGCTATAGATTACGCTGCTACCGAATTAGGTTGGTTGTTTGCTGAAAAGAATGAAGAGTATTTTGAGGATAGCCATTTCTGCGGAACTCCTGACGTTATATTAGATGACACTATAATAGATATTAAATCTAGCTGGGATTGCTTTACATTCCCTTTATTTGATGAAGAAATACCTAATAAGGATTATTACTACCAACTTCAGACTTATATGGCCTTAACTGGTCTTAAAAAGGCTCAGTTAGTATATGTGCTAATGGATACTCCAGAAAGCATAGAACGAGACTCTATTAGCTATGAATCAGTAGAATCTAAGTATAGAATAAAAATATTTAACGTAGATTATGACGAGGAAGTCGTAGAGTCTATGCGGGATAAGGTGCAATACGTTAGAGATAATGTTATAAATACTTTAGAAAAATAAAAAAAATTCTTTGTATTATAAATTTATACATTATATTTGTACCAACAAACAAACAAAAAACAATGAATGCAATGAATCCATACATAATCCCACTACTTAAGACTTACGATATAAGTGTACAGATAAAGGATGTAAAAAATACAGATTCTTTAATGTACATGATAGCAGATAAGTTTGTAGATACGAAGCCTATAATGTCATTATACGGAGAAATAACTACTCATGAGCTTATAAGCGAGGTTAAGGGCCGAAGTAGAAAGCAAGGTGTCCAAGATTTAAGGAATTTAATTATGTATTTCGTTAAGAATGTAAATAACTTAACATTAAAAGAGGTAGGAAAGATATTCGGAGGTAGAGACCACTCTACTGTAATTAATAATATGCAACAGTATGAGAATGCTTGCGAATTTAACAAATCTATTTACAGACAGCATCTAGATTTATGTGTAGAGTTTAACGCACAAAACAAGATTAAACCACTAAAAGAGAGTTTTAACTATTAAATACAAATAAAAATGAACACAACAAAACAAGTAAAACAGCTATTGACAGAAAACCCAGAAATGAGAGACAATCCAAAGAAATTAATCAGAAGAGCACTTCAGGACGTGTACGGAGTTAACGTACTTGCGGCCTTAGTTATATCTGAGAAGTATATGGAGGTAGAGAGAATCATGAGAAGTAATAGACAGATTCAGTCTCAAAACGAAGAGCTTAGAGGTAAAAAGTGGGGCTTTAGAAAGAACATATTAGCTCCTAAGATTAAATCTTTATTAGGTTACAAATAATGAATTACAGAGTAGCAATGGCCTTTCATTGGCCGCACGATAGATTCTCACTAGGTTGGGAATATATATCACCAGACGAGGACTTTTCATTCAGTAGAATTAGTATATTTCTAGGAGTAATAACTTTATTTATAGACTATGAGAGAAATTAATAGAATTGTTATACATTGTTCAGCTACTGTAGAGGGTCAAGATATAGACTCAAAAACTATCAGAGGTTGGCACGTTAACGGACGAGGTTGGTCAGATATAGGATATCATTATATCGTTAGACTCAACGGAGATATAGAAGCTGGTAGACCCATCGAAAGAATGGGGGCTGGGGTTAGAGGTCACAATAGAGACACTATTCATGTATGCTATATTGGCGGTGTCGACGAAGACATGAATCCAAAAGACACCAGAACACCAGAACAAAAAGAATCAATAATAAAATTAATAAAAAGAATCAAATCCAAATTAAACAATAAAATAACTACGCATGGCCATAATGAATTTTCATCAAAGGCATGTCCAAGTTTCACAGTAAAAAACGAAAATTATGACAGAGATTAGACCGAGATTAAGCGGAAATAAGAGAGCCGCATACGAGAACATAACTAAGGACGAGAAAAGAATACTAGTTATAGGAGATTTACACGCTCCATTCACATTAGATGGATACTTTGAGTATTGTAAGGAAGTATACGCTAACTATAATTGTAATCAAGTTGTATTTATAGGAGATATAATAGACAATCATTACTCATCTTTTCACGCTACAGACCCCGACGGAATGGGCGGAGGTGATGAACTAGACGTAGCTATAACAGAAATTAAGAAATGGGCTAAAGAATTCCCAGTAGCTGACGTTTGTGTAGGTAATCATGATAGAATTATAATGAGAAAGGCTTTTGATAGTCAAATCCCAGCTAGATGGATTAAGGATTATAATGAAGTATTAGGCACTAGTTGGAATTGGACAGAAAGAGTAGTCTATGACGGAGTTCAATATGTACACGGAGAAGGCGGAACAGCTAGAACTAAGTCAAAAAATGACATGATGTCTACTGTTCAGGGTCATATTCATACTCAGGCCTATACTGAGTGGAATGTAGGTAGAAATTTTAAGATTTTTGGAATGCAAGTAGGTTGTGGGGTAGACGGAAAGTCATACGCTGCAGCATACGCTAAGAACTTTAAAAAACAAGCTATTGGATGCGGTGTAGTAATCGGAGGCCATACAGCTATTAACTGCCTTATTGATTTATAGTTAAACACTTATATAATAAATTAGCCTCTATAGAAATATAGGTGCTTTTTTTTGTTTAAACTTTATGTAAAATATGTATAAAATATGACAACAAACTGACAAACATAAGCCTTTTTGTGTCTATTGAATTATAGTAGAAAATACAATAACTATTAGATTATTGCTTGGATAACTACCAATATAATTAATCCTAGATTTATTTTTCTAGACCTAGTTAATTTATATCTATTTTTATTATTATCCTTCTGTAATTGCTTATTATCTTCTATAATGCCGTTTACTTGCGTTTTAAGAGCTTTTATATCATTTTGAGTGCTATCTATTAGCTCAATGTATTTAAGTTCCTTAGAAAGTGTTATTTCGAGCTCCTCTTCCATTCTGTCTTTTTGTATTAATTCTGTATATATTCTATCCATTTGCTCTATGGATATTCCGATAATGGTGTCTCCTTTAGGGTCTATTAATGCGGTCTGAGAAAAGCTTAAGCCGCTCATTAGTAGGAATAATGTTGTAGTCAGAAATTTTATTCTCATAATGTATCCTAATCGTATCTAATTTTAATTCTATGCTATCTATAGCTTGTTTAATCTTTTTTGTATCACTTAACTTAACCAATTTAACATCGCTCACGACTTTGCTGTATGGGTTCGTTATTATATACATTAAACAGATATTTACTATCACCATTATAGAGAGAAATATGTCCTTATTACATATGTATCTGCTAACTGTTTTTAATCTTATTTTTTGCATTTTTTAAATAAATTAGAACTTTTGTTATTTTATTGACAAACGAATAGCCTTTAACTTCCTTAAAGGACTCGTCCATAGATTTAACCTCTATAGCTATTAAAACTAAAGCTATAGATTTTGTGGCCATGAAATTAACTGATATCGCATTAATCAATAAATCATTAATTATAAACACATCGGACATATAAACTAACATAACGATAGATATATATGGTATTAACTTATTTCCTAATCCGACTCTAAGTAATCTTGATTTTATTTCACGACCTAACTTATAACTTCTCCATATACCGAAGCCAGTATCTAGTAGAGTTACTATGGCTACTGTCATAATAAGTCCTCCTATTGGCGCATAGAAATATACTACGGCTGACGATATGGCGTATAAGTAAGCTCTCATTAGAATCCGTCTGGAATTAAGCAGTAGGGACTATCTGGATTTTTTAGGCAAAATTGAACTAAGTAGTTAGCATCTTGTCCCGCAAACGTATGAATTCCTATAGGGTCAGGATACACTTCATATTGAGCAAAGCTCTCTATTTCGTTTCTCCATAATATATCTACCGCATACGTTGTGCTCTTATTTACACATAACCCTTCTTCGTCTGTCTCTAAACATAGGTGGCCGAGTTCGACTAAGGAGCTCACATCATTAAGAAGGATGCCCTCTTCATTACATATAGCTTTCCTAGCTTCTAAATATGTCTCCTCGTCTTTAAACTCGTATTTCTTAAATATCATATTCTTATTTATCTTCTTTAATTACTTCACCACTATTAAACTCCTCTATTATCATATCTACTATAGGTCTAGAACTTATAGGTAAACACTTTAGTAATGTGTTAATTCTATTAATTTGTGTGTTATTTAAAGTGATGCTCATTTAATATATATACATTAAACTATTATTATTGTAGTAGTTCCGTCATTAAACTTAAGATTTGTTCCATCGAACCACATCTCACCAGCACTAGGTGAACTAGGGTTAGCACCAGCTCTAAACCTTAATTGTGCGTTATCTGAAGTGCTAGCAGCTATATCTATGAACGCCTGAGCGTTTGTTAATCCGGCCCCTATGTTTCCCTCTACCTCTAGTCCGTTTCCGTTGATTAACTTCAATGCGCTTGCTGTTTGTCTAGATACTATTAGGTTAGTTCCATCTACCTTTAATGCCATTTCTATTAGTCCATCTTCAGTTCCGTCTGTTATATCTCCTATCTTAGCTGTAATTTTAGCGTAAACTACT